TATGGTGGTAATGGAAGACTTGGAAACGCAGTAACAGCAGGTAACATAAGTACTCCAGTCACCACATTCGCTGGAGGAACTAACTGGAAACAAGTTTCTGGTGGAAATGCCCTTACAGCAGCACTTACTTATATTGACCCTGTGCTATAATATATAATACACAATAAGAAACCAATAAACTATGAAGACATTATATTTTCTTGGGGGACTTCCAAGAAGTGGTTCTACATTACTTGGATCACTTCTCAATCAACATCCAGACATTTATGTATCACCTACATCTCCATTGGGGGATGTAGTCACCGATATTGAAAAGTCATTTAACACTTTAGATATTCAATTTACTTTTGATCGTAAAGAAATTTCTTATAATGTCTATAAGGCAATTCTTGCTAACTTTTACAATCACATTCCAAAATCCACAATTCTAGACAAACATAGATTTTGGGGAAAGAACCTTGATACAGTTCAAAAGTTTCTTTCCAACAAACCAAAGATTGTAGCAACTTATCGTTCGGTTCCAGAAGTGCTCACATCTTATATTTCACTCATAGAAAGAACCAAACACGAAAATAATTTCATTGATAATCACTTAAGAGAAGATAATTTATCAATTACAAATAATAATCGTGCTGAATACATTTGGAGATATTATGTTGCTCCTTCTTATGATTCAATGGTTTATGGACTTAATAACTATCCAGATTGGGTTCATTTGGTTGAATACAATCAACTTGTGTCCAATCCAGAAGAAGAACTCAATAAGATTTATAACTTTCTAGAAGTTCCAAATCACACAAATACTTTTTATAATATTGAAAATGCTTGTAGAGAACAAAAAGATGATCAATGGGGTCTTATTGGTCTTCACGATATTCGTCCAAATCTTGCTAAAATCTCACAAAATCCTATTGATGTAATAGGAGAAGAGAATGTAAAACTATATTCCAAGTTTGATCTATGAAGACTCATTTGTTAGTTGTTGTCCAAACGCACTCAAAAGGAAATCGTGACGAAAAATCAGAAAGATATTGCGGAGCACCAAAAATTGAAGTTTCTTCAAGATGTATCTTCTCTTTGATTGATAGTCTCAACTATGCTCAACAACAATATTCAGAATATGAAATAGAACTACAAATCTTTGATGATCATTCCAATCAAGAGTTTTTAGATATTTTAGAAAAACTTATAACCCTAGCAAAGTTTAAAGTTAATCTAACTCATCTGGATACTTATGGTATAATGCCTTCTATACTCCGTTGTTATGAGCACGGAAAAGACTATGGAAAAGAATGGGTGTATTATGTTCAAGATGATTTTCTTCATCAACAAAACTCTGTTGAATTAATGATACACGCTATTAATCAGTTTAGTTGTAATCTAGGTGCCCCAGCAAGTATCTTTCCATTCAATAAACCAGCAGAGTACCATCAAGCAGAAAATACTGCGGTTCCTTGTCATCTTGTAGTTTCAAAAGACAGATATTGGAGAACTAATATTCATCCCGCAGTCATTTTGATGACCCATATAAGTATTATAAGAAATAACTGGGATTTGTTTTATAAAATGGGAACCAGTGAAGTGAGTGAAACAATGGAAATGGATAGTATTTGTAAAATTTACTATGAAAGAAGACATTTCTGCTTTACTCCAATTCCATCACTTGCATTACATATGCAAGGATAGTATGATAGAGATTTCTTTATTGATTGGAAATCTTGGTGGAATGAATATGATTTGGAGAGATTAGAAACTTATGTTTAATCATATATCACTGCCAAATCCTGGAGTAACTACTGGCAATCTTCCGGAAGAACTTTATAATCAAGTAATGAATGAAGTGAATGAAATCTCTTCTGATTTTTATTCTCATTTTAATTACAGTAATGGTCTTGCGGGAAATATAGAAAATCAATATGAGTTGCCAAAATCTATTTTGGTTTTGCAACCATATCTCAATAAAATTTGTAAGTCATATACAGACTATTGGAACTTTTATAAAAAACCAGGTGATTTCAAACTCACTCATCTGTGGGTTAATTTCCAAAAGAAGAATGAATTCAATCCAATTCATCATCACAGTAGCACTTTTAGTTTTGTCTGTTGGTTAAAAATTCCTTATAAGATAGAAGAAGAACTGAATGCTTCTCATGTAAAACATACAAAAGCAAAAGCTGCATCAACTTTTCAATTCATCTATCCAAATATTCTGGGACAACTTACTCTGGAAACTTTATATGTCAATGAAGACTGGTGTGGTAGAATAGTCTTATTCCCAGCACATCTATCACATTGCGTCTATCCATTTTCTACAAGTGATGATTATAGAATTTCAATATCTGGTAATTTAGAATGAAACGAACATTAGAAAGCTTTTATCCAACAGAAAATTCTTTTATAGAAAACTCTTATATTATTACACTACCAAATAACGAAACTTCAAAGACTTTAACTCAAAGATGTGTTGATAGTTGTATTGCAGTAGATCAACCTTATACTCTTTGGGAAGGATTTGATGGTTCTTCTGGCGAAATTGTAATACCAGAACATCTTCAAGATAAGGAATATCTAAAGTGGTTAAAAGTCAATCATAAGTTTATGACACCATCACAAATTGGATGTTGCTTATCTCACTTTAGTTTGTGGTTTCATTGTATAACGATAGATAGACCTATCGTTATATTAGAGCACGATGCAATAATGGTGGAGAAGTTCTTTGGACCTTATCCATTTTACAATGTAGCCACATATCTTGGTTGTAGAGAGCAAAAATATGAAGGTATGCCAGTTCAACCAACTCCAATTCATATGCAAGCACCTGATACTTTTATTCGTAAAATAGGTCGGGCACACGCATATGCAATTGACCCTGCTGTTGCAAAGTTAATGGTATCTAAATTATTGGTGGATGGAATTACAACAATGAACGATGAATTTATGCAGGCAAATTTATTCACAATTATTCAATACGGGTTTTATGCATACGATGAACCAGGAGAAACAACAATACAAACACCACATTATCCTTTTTAGAAATGACAAAAATTAATGTATATTTAAGACATTGCTATTATTCTAAAATTCAAGAGAGTCCAGGAAAACAAAGACCTTCTTGGTGGGATAAAGAAAAAGTATTCCAAAACTTCAAGAATACTCTCAATCTAGAAACCACAAACTACACAATCATCTATGATGAACATTATGGAAAGATAGAAGATACTTTCTTATCTCAGGAGCATAATGTTCATACAATCAATTGTGGAGGAGAAGCAAAGAGTTTTATTGAAACGCTAAAATATATTCAAATTCAAAATCATTCTCCAGATGACATCATTTATTTTCTAGAAGATGATTATATTCACCAACCAGGATGGGATAAAATATTAATAGAAGGATTTACACTTCCAGTTTTTTATGTTACACTGTATGATCATAGAGATAAGTATGGCGAGTATTATGCCGAGTTTAGAACCAAAGTTTTACACACAGAATCTTCTCACTGGATGGCAACTCCTTCTACAACTAACACCTTTGCAGTGAAGTACTCAACTCTTGTAGAGGACTTTTATACTCATACTAAATATTCAACAGGAGTGGAACCGTCGGCAGACCACTACAAGTTTTTAGAATTATCACAAAGGGGAAGAGTTCTTATATCTTCACTTCCCGGTTATTCTACACACTGTCAGTCAGATTTGTTGTCTCCTTGTATTAATTGGAAAAAGTTTTTATGAATTGGAAAGATGTTGAAGGTTATTTTTCTTATACTAACCTTTATGATATAGCACTTAAGCACTGCCCTGACAACTCAACTTTTGTTGAAGTTGGTTCTTGGATGGGTAGATCTACTTGTTATATGGGAGAACAAATCAAAAAGTTTTCCAAAAACATTAAGTTTTATGCTGTTGATACTTGGGCAGGAAGTGAAGAGCCACAGCACAAGGAAACTATTGAAAAACTACAGGATGAAAATCTGACACTCTTTGACATCTTTAAGTTTCATCTTAAAGGTTGTGAAGTTCAAGATTATGTAATCCCCCTCCAGACCACAAGTCTAAAGGCGGCAAGTCAGTTTGAAGATAATAGTTTGGACTTTGTTCATATTGATGCTTCTCATGACTATGAAAATGTACTGGCAGACATTGAAGCATGGTATCCAAAAGTAAAACCCGGTGGTTTTATTACTGGTGATGATTATGTGATAAACTGGGGCGGAGTTATTCAAGCAGTTAATGAATACTTCACTGGAAAATCCGTGATTTTACTGAATCGTGGAGATATGACTCTAAACAAAGTATGGTTACATCAAAAACAAGGAGAAAAAATGGAAGTAACACTTTATGCGATTGCAAAAAACGAAGAAAAAAATATAGAGAAGTTTATTGAGACTTCTAAAAAGTTCTCTCATACTGTTGTAGTTGATACTGGAAGTACCGATAAAACAGTAGAACTGCTTAAGGAATCGGGTATTGAGGTTTATGAACATCCTCAAACCAGAAAAGAGTTTGATTTCTCTAAAGCACGAAATCAAGCACTTTCTTATGTAAAAACTGATTGGGCATTCTCTCTAGACCTGAATGAAGATCTTGATGAGTTCTTTCCGGAAGGTCTTGGTGTAATTTCTGGGGAGTTCACAGCATTTCGGCACGAACGATATGATAAGATTGGTGACGAAGAACCAACTCTAGGTCAATCAGCACACATTCGTTTTCATAGAACAAAAAACTATACTTGGATTAATGCGATTCATGAAACTCCAATGTTTATTCCTACAAAAGAACATTCTAATGAGGTTAATGTAGATACTACAATTAAAATTACCAAAACTATTCAACCAAGTATTGATAAAGATCTTTTTTATCTTTCAATTTGTGAGAGAGAATTTAAGAAAGATTTACAAAATTATTATTATCTTTGGTTTATTTTCAAACATTATTATCAAGTTAAAAATCTCAGTAAGGCACTTGAAATGGGTCAAGAATATCTCAATATTTCCAAAGCATATTTTGATCCACAAAGAATTGATGTGTTTATTATGTGTAGTATTTGTTTAGTTAATCTTAAAGATGTTGCAAAATCAGCAAATTATGCTTTTCATGCTTTAAGTGAGGCAATGAACTTTAATGGAGTCCTTCTAGAAAAAGCATTTGTTCATTTATTGGAAATTGGAAAACTTACACAAAATCCAAATATTATTATATTTGGTTCAGCATTTGCAGATACAACTTTAAGACTTAAAGAAAGAACAGAAGCAATTGATCAACTATTTTTATCTAATCTTGATGATACTCCAGTAACTGCTTGGTCTGGTCATAGAAAATTTGCAGAATGGTTAGTAAAAAATTTAAATCCAGAAGTGATTGTTGATCTTGGTGTAGATTATGGTTATTCTACATTCTCATTTGCTATTCCAAGAATTGGAAAAGTATATGGCATTGACAATTTTAGTGGGGATGATTTTATTGGGCATTCATCGCGGCAATATGATTTTGTAATGATGAAACGTGAAAAGTTACATCTCGGAGAAAATGTAGAAATTATTAAAGGAACCTTTGATGATGTTGCAAAAACTTGGGATAAGTCTATTGATATCCTTCATATTGATGGAAGTCACCATTATGAAGATGTTAAGAAAGATTTTGAAACCTGGAGTAAATTTGTAAAAGATGATGGTGTAATTTTATTACACGACACTGCAATAGAACAGTATAATGGCAAGGAATATGGAGTAAAAAAATTCTTTGATGAACTTGATATGCCCAAATTTACATTTGAACATTCTTTTGGATTAGGTGTAGTTTCCAAAAATCCAGCAGTTATCAATGAAATTAAAAATAATTTAGGAATAGAATGAAAATTACAATTCCAATATCAGTTGGAGAATTGTTCGATAAGATTTCAATTCTTGAAATTAAATCTATGTTTACCAACAATGAATATGTCCTCAAAGAACTTGAAGACTTAAATCAAATCAAAAATACAATTACTCAGTTCACTCTTGAACATATGAATGAACTACGAGAAGTGAATCAAAAACTTTGGAAGATTGAAGATAAAATCAGAGAAAAAGAAAAACTTCAAGAGTTTGATAATGAGTTCATTGAACTTGCTCGCAGTGTTTATATGATTAATGATAAAAGAGCAAAAATTAAAAAACAAATTAATGAACTTTATAATTCTGAATATAAAGAAATAAAGGTTTACTAATTAAAACTTTTTTGCTATAATATATTCAAAAAGACTTTATATGAACTTTGTAAAACTCGCATTAGAGTCCGGGGGTTCCATACATCCTTTAATTCTTCCAACATCAGAACTTCAAGGACCCTCACTGACAAACCCATCAGTTTATAATGATAATGGAAAAATTTTAGTTAATCTGCGTAATATTAACTATACATTATATCACTCTGAAAAAAATAAGTATGAGAATCAGTGGGGTCCTTTAGTCTATATTCATCCAGAAAATGATATGCATCTTCGCACTTGGAATTATATGTGCGAACTGGACGAGAATATGAGAATTAAATGGTACTCAAAGATTGATACTTCACAATTTCCTGATAAAGAACTTTGGGAGTTTGTGGGACTTGAAGACGCACGTATTGTGAGATGGAATGAGAAGTTGTATCTTACCGGAGTTCGCAGAGATCTGGATGCAATTGGTACTGGAAGAATGGAACTATGTGAGATTGAATTCACAGATAATGGTGTAAAACAAGTATCACAGTTTCGCATTCCAACTCCAGTAAATAAAGATTCATATTGTGAAAAAAATTGGATGCCAATTTTGGATCTTCCTTTTCATTATGTGAAATGGTCAAATGGTACAGAAGTTGTAAAAGTTAATCCAGAAATTCAATCTTGTGATCAAGTTGTTCTTAAAGAATGGAAAGATCTTGGTTGTGCAGATCTTCGCGGAGGTTCTCAAGTGATTCTTTTTAACAAATATCGAATGAGTCTGAATCACGAAACTTTTCTTTATCAAAGTGAATCTGGAAGAAAAGATGGAATTTATAGACATCGTTTTGTTGTGTGGGATAAAGATTGGAACATTGTCAAAGTATCCCCCCAATTTTCTTTTATGGAAGGGAAGATTGAGTTTGCTGTTGGATTGTGTGAGTATCAAAATGATTACTTAATGACTTTTGGTTTTCAAGATAATGCTGCCTATTTATTAAGAGTCTCAAAAGAAACTGTTAAAAATTTTATAGCATTATAAATTATGAGAAACAACAAACTTGAAAACTTTCCTTCGGTCTATTATATGTCTTTAGAGGAAAGTAAAGACAGGCAAGAAAATCTAGAAAAACAATTTGCAGAATATGGAATTACTCCAACAGCGATTATATCTAAAAGATTTGCAGAGTCTGATGATGAGATTACTGGAAAGTTTCTAGATCAACTAAATGGTGGAACAATGGGTTGTGTTGTTTCACATTTGAAAGCAATTCGTAAATGGTATAATGAGACTGATGAAGATTGTGCATTTTTCTGTGAGGATGATTTAAGTCTAGAACCAGTTAAGTATTGGGACTTCACTTGGGAAGAATTTATTGAAATTCTTCCAGAAGATTTAATGTGCGTTCAACTGATTGTAATCCGAAATGATTATAAAACTTTTAGTCTTCGCAAAAGAGAATGGGATGACTGGGCAGCAACGGCATATATTTTAACTAGAGAGTATGCTAAAATACTGGTAGAGCATTATTGTCTAGGTGAAAAAAGATTTCATTTAGAACTTCCTGGATCTGGAAATGTTTTAACTCCATTGGTTGAAAATGTTTTATTTGAAACACTGGAGGGAGTTACTCATAGCATTCCTTTATTTGTAGAAGATATTGAGTTTGATACAACTTTTTCTCCAGAAGAAGATAAAGATGTAAAAGGTAGTCAAAAAAGTGGGCACATTGAGGCTTATCATACAGTTTTAAATTATTGGAAAAATATTATGTCTCAGAAAAAAACACTAAATATGAATCAAATTGAGACATTACTCACCACATATAGTGATAATCCAGAAGATGCAGAAGTTAATTTTAATCTTGGTGTTTGGTATTTAAATCAGCAACATACTGCACCTGCTCTTTCTTATTTCTTAAGATGTGCTGAAAGGGCAGAAGAAGATTTACTTGCCTATGAAGCACTTCTGTGGTCACATATATGTTATGAAAAACAAGGCACCAGAGATAGTACTGCTCGGACACTTCTTCAACACGCAATTAATCTTCTTCCAAAAAGTCCCGAAGCATATTTTATGCTTGCAAAGTTTCATAGTAAAAGAGAGCAGTGGACTGATACTTATAGTATTGCAAATCAGGGACTTGTATTTTCCAATATTAAATCAAGTTCTTTAAAAAATGATATTGGGTATGTAGAAAATGTTTCACTTCTTTTTGAAAAAGCAGTTGCCGCTTGGTGGTGGGGGAAAGTAGAAGAATCCAGAACAATTTTATTAGACTTGAAGAATAATTATTCCTTACCAAAGAATTATGAAATAAGCGTTGATGATAATTTGAAAAAAAATGGCGAAAATATTCAGAATAAACTTTCTGATATTTTTGATATTCAACAACACCCGACAGATAAAAATGATTTAGGATACATTGATAATTTCTATGATGATTTTTTCGCAAAACTTAAAAGTAATCCAATTACAATGTTAGAGATTGGTGTTTATAATGGAGGATCAATTCAACTATGGAAGGATTATTTACATTCCGAAAGTGTAATTTATGCTGGAGATGTAAATTACTTTGATCACATTGAAGGAACTTGCTCTATTATTGGTGATATGTATTCTGAAAGTCAGATTTCAAAGTTTGTCGATAACTATTTTGATTTAATCATTGATGATGGACCTCATACTTTTGAGTCTTTTGTGATTCTAATGCAAAAGTATCATTCTAAAATTAAATCTCAAGGAACATTAATCATTGAAGACATTATTCAACCAAACTGGGTAAAACCTCTTTCAGACTTATCTTATGCTTTGGGGTATTCTAATTGTGGGGTTGTTGAGATGACTGGTAAACAAAAGACCGATGAGTTACTCAACCGTTGGAAAAATGGTTTATATATTTTGAAGATTACGAAATAGTATTATGGCACATTGGCAACAAAGAGACTTTATAGAAAAACTTAAAAATCATCTCCCACAATATTTTAATCATAAAAGTGTTTTGGAAGTGGGAAGTTTAAATGTAAATGGAACTCTCAGAGATTTCTTCACCGAGTGTAAATACATTGGTATAGATGTATCTCCTGGTAATGAAGTTGATGTTATATGTGAGGGGCAAAACTATAATGCTCCGGACAATACTTATGATGTCGTATCTTCTGCAGAATGTTTTGAACACAATCCATATTGGTTTGAAACATTTCAAAATATGATTCGTTTATGTAAAGATGGTGGGATAGTTTTTTTTACTTGTGCGACTGATGGAAGACAGGAGCACGGTACTTCCAGAACAACACCATTAGATTCTCCTTTAACTGTTGAACTTGGATGGGACTACTATAGAAATTTAAATGAAAAAGATTTCACAAGTAAGATGAACTTTGATTCTTATTTTTCAGAATATCATTTTGAAGTTAATAATGAGTCTCATGATTTATATTTTTGGGGAATCGTTCAAAAAAATCAATCACCAATTCCTGTGATTGGAGTTCCAATTGTAAATGGTATCCATTGGTTAAAAAGATTAATTGATAGTATTGATTACCCAGTTAATGAATTGTTCATTGTGAATAATAATGGTAGAGGAGAATTGACTGAAGAATTGAACAAAATGACTCAGATAAAACATCCTTACATCAAAAATATCAAAGTCGCTCATCTTCCAGCAAATATTGGATGTAGTGGTGCCTGGAATCTTATTATTAAGTGTTATGTAATGTCTCCATATTGGATTATCACAAATCACGATATTGCTTTTACGCCAGGATTGCTTGAAGCAATGGTTAAGTCTTCACAAAAAGAGGATATTGGTATTGTAAAGGGAAAAGAGTTTCAATGGGACTTGTTTCTCATTAAAGATACTGTAATTCAAGAATGTGGTTTATTTGATGAAAACTTCTATCCAGCATATGTTGAAGACTGTGATTATCATATCCGACTGATAATAAAAAATATTAAAACTCAAGTCATTAATATTAACTATCCACACGGGGATGTAAATTATGAACAGACAGGATCTCAAACTTGGAGAACAGGTTTGTCTTTGAAAGAAAAATTGGATTACTCACATCAGTGCAATCTCTATTATATTGCTGAAAAGTGGGGAGAAAATTGGAGAGATTCAAACTGGGAATATCATCCTTATGATTATCCATACAATCAAAAAAATCTCCCAATCACTTATACCACATATGATTTGGCGTTTATTCGCCAAAAATATATGGGATTTTAAATATATAATAAAAAACTAAAGTTATGAATTTCACAGTCTATTCAAAAACAGGGTGCCCATATTGTGATAAGGTCAAACAAGTATTAGAGTTGACAAAACTCCAACATGTCGTGTATACTTTGGATAAGGACTTTACCAGAGAAGGATTTTGTGCAGAATTTGGTGAAGGATCTACATTCCCACAAGTAATTTGTAATGATAAAAAGTTAGGAGGATGCGTTGACACAATCAAATTCCTCAAAGAGAACCAAATCGTCTAACGAAAACCTAAATAGAAAGGAAGACCACTTAAATCGTGGTGTTGAATTGATACTTAATGGAGGTAAAAGAAAGCAGACTCAACCATTCCATCTCATTTTTGAGAAGATAGTTTGCTTTCTAAATCGGGAAGTCACTATCTATTTTGAATTTTCCTTAAAATCAAGGAAGAAAAAAGTAGTTTCCCGGAGAAAAAGCAATGTTAGCAATTAGTCTAGTATTTGGTTCCTTTCTAACAGTATTGTTTCTTATAGTGGGACTAGTCGCAGGTTGGATGGCAAGAGAATATATGATGACTCATCACGAAGGTCCAAAACAAATTGCATATCATCCAGAGTTTTATGATAAGGATGGTGATTTAATCGACGAAGAAATAGTTTCTGTAAGATTTGAACCAGGATACTTTGATGATGACAATGACGATGATGAAGATGAAGATTAACTTTTAATTTTTTAGTAACTGACTATGACAACAACTAAAACAACAACAAGTAGAACAAAAACTACAACGACAAGAAAATCAGTAGCACCAAAAGTAATTGTAGAATCAATTCCAGAACTTCCTGCAAATCCTTTTGTTTTTGAAATTCTTAGTGCTGCTGCAAAGCAAAGAAGCAACTCCAAAAAAGTTGAGGTTTTGAAAAAATACGAACATCCTTGTCTCAAATCTATTTTTATTTGGAACTTTGATGAAAGTATTACTTCAGTATTACCTTCCGGCGTTGTTCCATATTCTGCTGTGAATGAAATGGATTCATTCAAAGGAACTTTGAGTGAAAAGATTGCCGATGCGGTTGATAAAATGGAAGAACTTGGAAGTAACTCTTTAGGGTCACAAGATCAGGGTTTTTCTTCAATTCGTAAAGAATATCAAAAATTCTATAACTTTGTGAGAGGCGGCAATGATGATTTGAGTTCTCTTCGCAGAGAAACAATGTTCATTAATATTCTTCAAGGTCTTCATCCACTGGAAGCAGAAATTATTTGTCTTGTGAAGGATAAGAAACTTGAAACCAAATATAAAATTAGTAGAGAAGTAGTTACGGAAGCCTATCCCGATATTCAATGGGGTGGCCGTTCGTGAGTCGGGTTGTGAGTAACACACAAGATACAGAAAAGCACATGGAGCATTGGACACCAGCAGAAAGAGAAATCTGTAAGTCACGATATGGTTGTGACATCATTGTTGAAAATGGTTCATATGAAGAGGTATGCACAAAAGAAGCACCCAGAGATGCTTATATCATCAAGTATCTTGTAGATGGTAAGATTTGTTCTGATCTCACAAGAGGATCTAAAATCAAATTATTTGATATGTATTGGGATAAGTTTCGTGAAAACTTAAAAAGTATTGAGTTTGGATACGGCACACTCAATTCAAAAACTTGGGGTTATCAGGCGCCCAAAACCAAAAAGCGAAAGTAATTTGCCAGATTGGGTGAAAAATTTCCGGCAAAAATTGAGTCCTTAAGATTTTCGAAAATTGTATTGTATTATATAATGTATAGTTGATAAATATGGTCAAAGAGAGTATAATACTCTTATCGTTCATTCCCAACGGGAACGGAAGTAAGCCGACTCGGAACGGATCGTTCATTCGCTATTCGCAAATAGCGAACGCAAAAGCCGACTGAAGGAACGCTCTTTAACCTAAACAACTAAGGAGAACCCTAATGTCTCAAGCAAATTATAGGGGTGTCGCATATGACACCGAAGTTCGTCGCCAAGCACAGGCACAACAACAGCAACAGCCTCAAGCATACAATGAAACCTATCGTGGTGTTAAGTTTGTAAAGGATGGGCAAAAATGAATAAACTTAACTTCCTTCAACTTATCAAAGAACAAAAACAAAAAGAAGAGAGGCGTCGTAAAGCATCTCTTGCTACTCTGGTAGCATCAAAATGATTGAGAGGGGACTTGACTCCCCTCTTTTTTTTAACTATAATATCCTTAATGAAACTTGCAAAATGGACAAAGAAAAACTTAAACTAATTGTCAGAAATCTTGAGTCTCTTGTAGAGTGTCTTAAAACGGAGATTTATTCTGACACAACTTCATACAAGTATGAAGAAATTGTTCAACACATTAATGATTACGACGAAGTATTTTATGACGATGACGATGATGATGTGACTAATCATATAAATAAATCATATAAATGGATCAACGATGATGATGGAGACGGACTTTAAGATTTTGAAACAATTTCCTCATTATAAAATATTTTCAGATGGAAAAGTTTATTCAATTAAACTTAAAAGATATATCAACGGACATAAAAATAAAAGAGGATATTATGCTTTTACTTTGTATAATTTAGAAGGAAAAAGGAAGCATAAAGGATTGCATCAACTTCTTGCTATGGCGTTTATTCCAAATCCACAACAGTATGAGGTAGTCCGTCATCTTGATGATAACAAAGACAATAATTCTCTATCCAATCTAAAGTGGGGAACAATAAAAGAAAACATTGAAGACGCTATCAGAAATAATGTTTTTAAAATACCCAATAACTCCAAAAAATGGTTGGTTAAAGATCCCAATGGAGATTTAATAAAAGTAAATAATCTAACAAAATTTTGTTTCGAAAATAGTTTAACAAAACAAAATTTACATAAGACATACAAAGGTGATAGAAATCACCATAAAAACTATCAACTATTAAAAATGTTATGATTTTAAAGAAATGAAACCAATTAAAGCAAAGGACCTTCTTGAACTTGATAAGAGACTTCAAGTTGTAAAACTTCAATGCTATCCAATTCCAGAGCAAATTATTTGGCAAGCAGGAAAAGGTGATTATTCAGAAGTTCCTATTCACGAAGTTAGCGTTCCTAATCAACAAGAATGTGGTGAGTGGATTGTAGAGCAACTTCTTGCGAATGATCGTGGACATT